AAAGCGTGACGTTTTTCGAGTTTTTCCGTGTCGTTGTGCTATCATTCCGCTTGACGAATAGAGAGGATCAAGCGAATGGCATTCGGTGATGTTGGCCTACTACCCGGCGCGATCAAATCCAAGGGAAGCAACCACGCTCGGCGCAAAGAGAAGGCCGGGATGCACTTGGCGTCCGCGCGTTTGGCGCTGGATGGGTTGGAGCGAAACGGCCACGTGTTTGGCGTGACCAAAGGGCAATTTTCGATGATCGACATTGCCGCGGCGGTGTTGGAGAAAACAGGCCCGGCTGATGTAGCTGTGTGGACGTGGTGCATCGCTGATTATGAGGTGGAGGCAATCGGCGCGTTTATCGCGCGGGACGAGATAACCGGCTTCCGGCTGGTGATGGATTGGGCGGGCGCGCAACGTGACATGCCGATCGTGTCCGACTTGCAGGACCGCTATGGCGTTGATTGCATCCGCGTTACCAAGACGCACGCGAAGATCGTGATGGTTTCCAACGCCGATTGGAAAGTCGTTATTCGCGGATCGATGAACCTGAACGCCAATCCGCGTTTTGAGCAATTTGACGTATCCGACGGCGGCCCGGCCTGGGATGTAATGGACGGAATTATGGTTGAGATGTGGGAGCGCGCGAAGCCGCTGCCGGTGCGCAAATTGAAGCATTCGGATGCAGTCGCGGCGCTTGGCGTGAATGGAGACGCGAGCCAGCCGGTGCCAACGCCTGATTGGGCGGCGGGCGGATCTGCCTCCTGGTGGAATGCTTAGGGGGGCGCGGCCCAAGCCTGCTGCGTTGCGCAAGGCCGGCGGCAACGCTGGCAAGCGGCCGATTAACGATAGCGTCAAATCTAACAGCGGCATTCCGATCCCGCCTGCGCATTTGGTTGAAGCGGCGGTTGAGGAATGGGAGCGCATTGCGCCGTTGCTGGAAAAGATGGGCGTTTTGGGGTTAGAAAACCGCGCGGCTCTGGCGATTTATTGCCAGAATTGGGCGCGGATGATTGAAGCCGAGGCCAACGTCTCGAAATTTGGCCCGGTTGTTCCGGCGCCTCGGACGGGTGTTCCGATGCACAATCCGTATTTAGCGATCGCAAATAAGGCGGCTGAAATCGTGGCGCGCATGTCGGTTGAGTTTGGCATGACGCCATCAGCCCGCACGAGGGTTCATGGCACGCAAACCGACGACAAAAAAGACGACCCGGCCGCAAAGTATTTCTAGGTCTGATCCCGCAACCCGATATGCACGCGCGGTGGTGGCCGGCAAGATCATCGCGGGGCCGCATGTGCGCAACGCGGCGCGTCGGCATTTGGATGATTTGGAGCATGGTCATAAGCGCGGGCTGAGCTTCGACGCGACGGCTGCCAAGCGGGCGCTGGATTTCTTTCCGATTGTGTTGCGCCTGGCGCAAGGCAAGTTTGAGGGGCAGCCGTTCAAGCTGCACCCGTCGCAAGAGTTTATTATCGGTTCGCTGTTTGGCTGGAAGAAGGCGGACGGTTTTCGCCGGTTTCGCCGGGCCTATATCGAACAGTCGAAAGGCCAAGGCAAAAGCCCGCTTGCGGCCGGTATCGGCATGTATTTGCTGCTTGCCGATAATGAGCCGCAAGCGGAAATCTATGCCGGCGCGGCGATGAAAACGCAGGCGATGGTTATTTTTCGCGCCGCGGTTCAGATGTGGCGGCAATCGCCGATGCTGAAGGGCCGGTTGACGCCTTCCGGCGCCAATCCGATCTGGAATCTGGCGGACCTGAAAACAGGAAGTTTTTTTAAGCCGATCTCGACCGACGAAGCCCATTCCGGCCCAATGCCGAGTTGCGCGCTGCTGGATGAAATCCATGAGCACCGCGACGGCAACATGGTTGAGATGATGGAGCGCGGGTTTAAGTCGCGCCGGCAACCGCTGCTTTTGATGATTACGAACTCCGGTTCCGATCGGCAATCGGTGTGCTGGCAAGAGCATTTGCACGGCATTCGCGTTGCGGCAGGGACCATGACGCCGGATGATGACGCGACGTATGTTGGCGAGGCGATTGACGATAACGCCTTTTCGTATGTTTGCGCGCTTGATCGTGGCGATGATCCGCTTGAGGACGAATCGTGTTGGATCAAAACCAACCCAATGCTTGACGTGACCATACCGGCCGAAGAAATCCGACGTGCGATGGCGCAGGCGAAGGCGATCCCCGGCAAGCTGAATAACGTGTTGCGGCTTCATGCATGCGTGTGGACTGATGCCGACGAGGCGTGGATGAGCCGGGCGGCGCTGGAAACGGTGCTGGCGGATTTCGACCTGACGGACCATGCCGGCGCGGATGCATATCTCGGGGCGGATCTGTCCGGCTCGCAGGATTTGACCGCTGTTGCGATTGTGGTGCCGACCGGCACGGTGATGGTGACGCGGGATGACGGCTCGGTTGCTGAATTGCCGACCTTTGACGCATGGGTGGAAGCCTGGACGCCACGGGATACGATGGCAGAGCGGGCGTTGCGCGATCAGGCGCCGTATGATGTTTGGGCCGAACAGGGGCACCTGCATGCGGAAACCGGCAAGACGATCAGGCTGGATTTCGTGGCTGCCCGCATTGCTGAGATTTCTGCGGATATGCGCGTTCGGGCGTTAGCGTATGACCGCTACAGCTACCGGAAGCTTGAGGACGAGCTCGACGCGCTGGGATTGACCTTGCCGCAGATTGAGCACCCGCAGGGCGGCCGTCGCCGGGCGAAGCCGACCGAAGATGCGGTGGAGGAAGCCCGGAGCGTGGGCGATCCTGCACCGGACGGGTTGTGGATGCCTGGCTCTCTGGCTGAGCTTGAAACGCTCATCCTCGAAGGCCGCATTCGCATCCTGCGCAACCCGGTGACGATTTCGGCGATCATGTCCGCGGCGATTGAGCGCGACCCGTTCAACAACCGTTGGTTTTCCAAGCGCCGGGCCGTGAACCGCATTGACGCGGTGGTGGCGCTGGCGATGGCAGTTGGCGCTGCTACGGCCGGCAATGGCGCGTTACCGATGGGCGGCTCGACTGCATACGAGAATAGAGGGCTGATAATCCTGTGAAACGCGCGCTGATCATCATTGCGGCCATGCTGCCGGCGCTGTTGCGCGATGCCGTTGGTATCGGCGGCGCGGGGCTGGTGTCGTATGGCATGTGGACGCTGCACCCGGCGGCCGGGATGATCGTCGGCGGTGCGTTGATGGTTGGCACGGCGCTGATGCTGTCGCGCGGTGCTGTCTAATGCGGGGCATGTTTGGGCGGATGATGGGCGGCGCTGCGCAACAGCGTGGCGCAGCCATACCGACGACGGGTGCGATGCCGACGCTGGGCAGCATTCCATCGACGGCCGGCGTGTTGGTGTCGCAATCCACATCCATGACCGTCTCGGCTGTTTACGCTGCGGTGACGACCATTGCGACGGACGTTGCGCGCTGCCGTGGCACTTTGCACACGACGGCATCTGACGGCTCTCGCACGGCCGTTACGCAGCATCCGGTGGCCGATCTGTTGCGCCGGCCCAACCGGGTGCAAACGTGGTTTGAGTTTTCGCGCGATCTGTTCATCGCCTATCTGTTGCGCGGCAATGGCTATGCGGTGGCGTTGCGGGCGAAAAATGGCGACGTGCGGGAATTGATCCTGGTCAATCCCGACGCGGTGACGATGCTGGAATCGCAGGACGGCGAGTTGTTTTACAACGTCAGCCGCATGGGCCTGTTTCAGATTGCGGCGTTGCAGGATTATGGCACGTCCATCCCGGCCGAGGACGTGTTCCACCTGCGCGGGCCGTCGTTCAACATGCTGACCGGCATGAGCACGCTGCTACTCGCGCGGGATTCGATTGGCCTGGCTATGGCGCAATCGCAACAGCAAAGCCGATGGATGGGCAACGGNGCCAAGCCGAGCGTCATATTGGAAACGCCTCGCCAGTTGACCGAGGAAGCCGCGCGCCGGCTCAAGGCGTCATGGAACGAATACACCTCCGGCATTCAGAACGTCGGCAAGACGGCGGTGTTGGAGAATGGGATTACGGCCAAGCCGTTGCTACTGACCTCGGTTGATTTGCAGTTTATCGACCAAGCCAATCTGACCATTCAGGACATTGCGCGCTTCTTTGGCGTGCCGACCCGCAAGCTGGCGCAGCCGGACACGACGCGGGGCAGCACGATCATTCAAGAGGAACAGGCATACGTCAATTCGACGGTATCACCGAAGCTCGACATGTTTGAACAGAAGTTCGAGCGGTTCTTTGACCTCGATAAAGAGGGCATGGAACTGGATATGAACGAGGATGCGTTGCTCCGCACCGATCCGTTGACCCGTTACAACCTGGGGCGGATTGGCAAGTTGAGCGGCCTGATTTCCACGAACGAGTGGCGCCGCGGCGAACGACTGCCGCCTGATCCGAATGGCGATGTGCTGATGCAGCCGGTGAATATGGCGGCGATCGGCAGCGACATGAGCGGGCAGGCGCCGGACGGAGCCGGCGCTCCGGCAAGCGGGCACATGCCGGCTGAGGGCGTTTCGACCAAAGAGCCGACCACTGCACCTGAAGATGACGTTGCGCCGGAAGGCTGATTTAGGAGATTGCCATGACCGTTACCGCAGCCGCTCGGCCGTCCACCACTGGCACGGCGAACGCCACGACCATCAAGATTGACACGACGCACCTTTTTCATGCGGTGCCGGTCAAAGTGCAGTTGACCGCGAGCTATGCCATGTCGCGCGAACCGGGCTATCCGAGCCGTCAGCAATTTACGGGCGCGAAGGTGCTGGATTCGGCGCAAACGGTGTCGTCTGGCACGATCCTGTCGCTGCTCAAGCCGGAAGCCGATGCGCTGGTTGCGGCCGGCGCGGCGACCTACGTCTGATGGCGAACGTCATTCGCCGGGCGCTCGCCGCCGCCGTCACTGATTTGGGTGACGACGAGGTTGAGGTTGTGCTCTCGACCGCCGGCCTGGCGCGCGATGGGCATGTGCTGGTNCCGGCCGGCTGCGACCTGACGAGCTACCGGCGCAACCCAATCATCCTGTGGCAGCACATGCCGGAGGAGCCGGTCGGCACCGCGTCGGATATTGCGGTGCAGGGCGATAAGATCGTTGCGCGCGTGAAGTTTGCGCCGCTTGGCGTTTCGGACACTGCCGANCGCATTCGCGGGCTGGTCAAGGGCGGNGTCATCAATGCCGTGAGCGTTGGNTTTGAGGTGCGGGACGGTGAACCGCTGGACGCGACCAAGCCGCGCGCCGGGCAGAAATTCACCGCGTGGGAGTTACTTGAAGCCTCCTTCGTCAGTGTGCCTGCCGATACCGGCGCGGTGGTGACGGCGCGGGCGCTGGAAGATATGGAGCATACACGCATGACTGAGACCAACACCCGCGCGCTCGATGCGCTGCGCAAGCGGATGCTGACCGCTGATCCCGCACCGCTCGGCAAGCGCGGCCTGTCGGCATGTGCCGATCTGGCCTTTTACCTGATGTATCTCGGCTGGCTGCATGACGACGCCAAGTGGGAAGCCGAGATTGAGGGCGATGGCAGCAAGGTGCCGGCGATGCTTGGCGAGGCCCTGACGGCGCTGGGTGCGACCCTGATTGCGATGACGCAAGAGGAAGTGGCCGAACTGCTGGACGGCCATGACGTTGAGGTTGGCGACGACGGGGCCGATGCGGACGACGCGGGCGAGCGGGCTGTTTCGCCTCGGTTGCGCGCATGGCGCAAATTGATGAGCGCCAACAAGCGGGCGGGCAAGGTGCTGTCGGCGAAAAACAAGGAATTGCTCGTGCAGGCGCACGACAAGATCGATGAGGGCCGCGAGATGCTGCGCGCGTTCATCGAAGATACCGACACGACGGATGTGCAGACCGAGGNCGGCGATGGCGACAGCGGCGGGACGGAAAACGACCGCGCTGCATTGTCCGCCGATTTCCGGCGCCGCGAGATTGCGATCTTGGAGCTATCCACGGTCGCCTAAACCAAACCGGGCGCAAGCCTGGTTGCCCTTCATGCCGCTTGGGCAACGGCATTTGCAGCGTCGGACGACGCCGCTTTCCCAACGATGGAGCCTCGAACATGACCATCAAGCTGGCGGACCTCCGCAAGCAACGTGCGACCGCCTTTGATGCATTCAAGGCGCTCGCTGAAAAGCCTGAATTGTCGGTCGACGAAACCGCCGATTACGGCAAGCGCAAGAGCGAAGTCGTCGCTCTCGACGGCCAGATCGAACGCTTGCAGGCCGCCCGCGACTTGCAGATTGCCGGCGCTCAGCCGGTTGCCGAGCAGGAAGCCAAGGTTGAGCCGACCGTCGAAAACGACAAATACGTGCGCAACAAGGCTTTGATCCTCGGTGGCGCCGCCAAGATGCTGGCGGCTGGCGGCGGCCATATTTACGGCGCGCGCGCGGCCTCTGCTGAAATCTACGGCGCCTCGCATCCTGTTACTCGTGCCTTGGCGGCCAATGCCGGCGCGTCGGGTGGCTTCCTGTTGCAGCCGGACGTGATGACCTCGGTTATCGAACTGCTTCGCCCGATGGCGGTTGTTCGCGCCTCCGGCCCGCGCGTTATCCCGATGCCGCGCGGCACCATGACCCTGCCCGGCCAGGCGTCTGCCGCCTCGGCTACCTATGGTTCCGAAGTGGCGACCGTCGCTTCCTCGCAGCCGTCGTTCAACAGCATCGTTGCCAGCTATAAAAAGCTGACCGCGCTGGTGCCGATTTCCAACGACATGATGCGCTACGCTTCGCCGGAGATCGACGCGATCGTGACCAACGATCTGCTGAAGGTTATCGCGCTGAAAGAGGACAACGCCTTTATCCTGGGCAACGGCACGCAGGACGGCCCAATGGGATTCCTGTATTTTGCTAACCGCTGGGTGGGCGCGAACGGCGGCACCGTCGGCAACTGGCTGACCACGGCGGCTTCGACCTTGGCCGTCAACGGCACCGATCCGGTCAACAGCACGGGCGGCAACTTTATTACCTCGACCTACGCTTACAACCTGAGCACCGTTGCGCAGGAATTGGGCGGCGCGATCAACCGCCTCGACAGCGCCAACGTCGTGGACAGCAAGCGCGTTTGGTTCATGTCCGCCCGCTCCAAAAACTACCTGTTCAACGTGCAAAATAGCCTCGGCGTCTATGTCTACCGCGAGGAAATGAGCAAGGGGACTTTGTTCGGCTATCCGTTCAAAGTTACCAGCCAGATCAGCAACGGCTATTACGATGCGAGCGGCCACACCAACTGCTCGTTCGTCATCCTCGCTGAGATGGATGAGGCGATGATCCTCGACAGCATGAGCCTGGAATTGGCCGTGTCCAACGAGGGCAGTTACATCGATGTGAACAGCAACACGATCTCTGCTTTCCAGAACGATCAGACGCTGATTCGCGCCATTGCCGAGCATGACTTCCAGATGCGCCACGACCAGTCGGTTGCGGTCATTCAGGGCGTCGCCTGGGCGCCGGCCATCTCGTAACTGACGCTGTGAACTGAGCCGGGCGGCACGCGCTGCCCGGCACCTTTCCAATTATTCCAGGAGTTGCCTTCAATGGCTGATCTCGTTCAACAGCATAACATTGGCGCTTATGGCGACCTTGTTAACCTCGCCGATCAATCGACTGCGACTGCCGGCGGCGCCGGCAACGGCGTGGCCGTCACTGGCTTGACCATCGACCGCATGGGCTTTTCCACTGGTTCCATGCCGCGCTCCGCCCTGCTGGGCGTGGCGTGGAAAGCGGCCGTCACCAGCACAAAGACGCTGACGATCGCGTATGTGGTGCAGCATAGCCCTGACGGCTCGACTTGGACCACGCTCGTGTCCGGCTCTGCGACCGTCCTGACCGCTGGCAGCACCACGACCTTNCGTGGCTGCTACAANGTGCAGGTGGATNTGAACTCCGCTCAGCGTTACGTCCGNTANAACTACACTCCGACCCTGAACAACTCGGCCACCGACACCTTCGCGGGTGCGGCCGTGGGCTTCGTGGCCGGCTTTGACCGCCTGGCTGCGCCGAACACCTAACGCCTGACATGCTAACCGCCGCTCGCATCGCGCGGGCGGCGGCGCTTTGTCTCTGACCATCACAGGCGGGAACGCGCGATGAATCTCTTGACGCTTTCGCCGACTGCGGCGATCAGCACGACTACCACGCCGGTCATCAAGCTGCCGGCGCAGCCGCGCAATCTCACGGCGCAGGCTGCATTCGTTTATGGCTCCGGTGGCACGTCGTTTGACTTCTGGTTGCAGGTGAGCCTCGACCAGGGCACGACTTGGACTGACGTTGCGAACTTCCACTTTACCACGGCAAGCGCGCGTAACGGCGTGAACCTGAACGCGCAATCGACGGTTGTGACGGCGCTGCTCGAT